AACTACAACGTACACAAGTTACGAATCAATTCCAGTTGATTCAACCCTAAAGAATGTCATAAAATTTGTGCCAGATTTGGGAACTCTAGTTGACGCAAATGAAATATTAATTGAAGATACACCCGATACGGGTTTTTTTGATAAGATAATACCAGAGGATTGGACAACGAGTTCAGAAAATCATTTAGTGTTAGAAACCTCAGCTGATTCTATTGCAGACAATCATTATCATCCACCGACACAAGATCATCATAGAGTAACGCCAAGAGATTCTAGCATCATGGATATCTTGAACTCCTCTGGTGATGTAATACACGAAATATTTGGAAATATAACAAGCTCAGGTTCAGATTTTATAATTAAAAATTCTAGTAATACTACTTTAAGAACTATTAAACAAACACCTTCTTCCAGCCCAAGTGAAACATTTTTAGTTAAAAACTCTTCTGGAACTGTTATAACAACACTTACATTTTCGTCAGTAGAGATAAATAGTGGTACTGAAATTTTGAGAGATGATGATCATACACCCGAAGAACATAGAGAAATTGCACTTTGGGATTATAAATTGCAAGTACTTATGAAACAGGAGAGAGAAAATGCCAGCAGTAACTAGAATAGGTGATGCAGATATTCCACATTGCTCTGCGCCTGCGCGAGCAGAAGGGTCACCAACTGTGTTTGTAAATAGTATTGCATGGTCACGGCAGGGTGACAATAATACGGGACACTTAAAACCAGGCGCACCATGTCCAACTCATGTAGCACCAATTGCTGTAGGATCAACAACTGTGTTTGTTAACAATAAGGGTGCGGGTAGAATTGGTGATGCGATTAGTGGATGTACTTCTGTTGCTGAAGGAAGTTCCAATGTATTTGCAGGAGGTTAGATATGGTAGATTTTTCAAACGGTAATTTGTGCGGAGCAAGTATTGAACTCAATAATGTCTTATCTAAACTTGTTGATGCAAAGACAGAGATTGAGAGCAAGATGGATGACCCAGCATCTACTGCAGCTGCAGCATTTCAAGCATCCCAAAACGAAATTAATGCATTAACATCTAAATTGCAAACTCTTGAAATACCACCTCTATCTAAATTAAATTTGCAATCAGAAATTGAAAGTCTTTTGTCTCAGGTTCCTGGCAGTGTAGGTTACGCGATTGCACTTGCAAAAATTACTTTAGAGTTTAAGGACGATATTGAAAATAAGGGGTTGACTCTGGAAACTATTCTTTCTATAGCTGCAACTGCACAAAATGAAATATGTGACGTTGTTCCAAATTTTGAAAAGGAGTCAGGAAGCATTGAACCCGCAGTGGAAAAACCTCCGGCAGTAAAACAAGCAGCCAAACCGGCAGAACCCGAAACTCCATCTGTTGTGGTTCAAAATCCAGCTGTTGAAAAAACGTCAGCTGAGCTAAAACAAAAAAAAGAAGATTATACTGTTAGTTCCACACCACCCGAAGAAGATACTAAAGCATTTAAAGTCACGAAAGTCACAAAAGAAGTTTCTGTCCAAGGCGGTGGGTCTACCACCACTCTCGCCAGAGCTGCTGAACCGACAAAGGGAAATAATGTCGTATCCGACGGCGGGTTTATACATAAAACCAAACATGCTCGTGAATATGTAAAATTTGCAGACATAAAAACATCAGATGGTTTTCTATTAGAGTTTGCAAAATTACAACACTCACCAACGTCTGTTAAAGAAATTTATATATACCCACAATTTGCAATCCGAGATTTTCTCATAACTCCGACAAACTCTAGTATCGCTGCGGGAAATCCAGTTCTTGCTGGTCAGATGAAAGAATGGTTTCAATCAGGCCGTCCACCGTATTATGAATCTGAGTATGGTCCACATATGGTTCTAGTTTATGGAAATTCTGTAGGATTTGCTAAACCAGAGGTAAAAAATGGTTCTATTATATTTGACTCTTCCATCAAACTTGAGGGTGATCACCCCGGCAATGTTACCAGTGTTAAAAGTCTAGGTCGCCGGGCGATTGGCAACGGAAGCGTATGGATTGAAAAAAATAAGTTTAGTGCAAGGATTAATAATAGTAATGTTTTTTTTGAAGATGCTAATTTGAATAAAAGGTTTGGTGGATACGCAGCGTATATATCGTATTCCTATCTTGATAATTATGATGCCGATATTGCAGTATAAATACAAACACATATAAAGGAGTTATATTATGGGAAAGAAAAAATCAAGGGCGACACAAGTTTCTAAAGGTGAACGCAATAACGTAAACAAGGATGTGAGTAAAGCACTTCGTAGAGATTACATGCAGAATGATCTTGCACGGTTGAGTAATCAGATTGATGCTTTTAAGAGGGGTAAGAATGTCATGGTGACTATTCCTAACCCAAATACAAATGAGACAAACAAACGATTTCTTCGAGTCAGTGCAAAAGACGTTTGGAAGTTTAATAATAAGTTTATTATGAAACATAATACATCAGAAAATGTATAAATAATACTAAAGAGGAATGCTCATGGGCGCTAAAGACGCATACATTGACGGTACATATCAGGGACAAGAACGCGCTGCTCAACTGTATTCCGATATAGATTTGTTTTTTGGTCCTAAGTCGGGAACAAACGATATCAACAGGGTAACAGATTTTGTGGCAGTCAAACGATCTGTCAGAAATCTTGTTCTAACCAACTTCTACGAGAAACCTTTTCACCCAGAGATTGGTTCTGGTGTGAGAGATATTCTATTTGAGCCTATGACTCCTATCACCGCATATGTTCTTACCATGAAGATAGAAGAGGTGATTGAAAACTTTGAACCAAGGGTTAGACTCGTTGGAGTTAGAGCCTTACCCAATCTTGATAACAATACATATAATGTTACAATTGAGTTTTATGTTGTCAATGCACCCGCAGAACTTGTCAGCATGGAAGTTCTATTAGAGAGATTACGATAATGGCAGCAAACAGACAACGACTCAGTGTAACAGAATTTGACTTTGATGAGGTTAAAGATAACCTAAAACTTTTCATGCGAAATCAGACAGAGTTCAAGGACTATGACTTTGAAGGTTCTGGTCTGTCTGCTCTTTTGGATGTGCTTGCATACAATACGCACTACCTTGGTTTCAACGCGAACATGCTTGCAAACGAGATGTTCCTTGACTCTTCTCAACTGAGGTCAAGTGTGGTTTCTCATGCGAAAACCTTGGGATACACCACTCGTTCTGCAACGGCATCTAATGCGGTTGTTGACATTTTTCTTAACACAACGAATGCAAGTGCAACTATGCCTGCAGGAACGGTGTTCGGTGCTAGTGTGGATGATGAATCTTATCAGTTTGTAACTATATCTGAATCTGTTGCTTTTAATAGTGGTTCAAACATTGTCTTTGATGATATTAGAATTTATGAGGGAAGTTATGTTTCAAGTCGATACGTTGCTGACACTCAGAATGTTGAACAGAGATTTCTAATCAATGATAATCGTGTAGATACTACAACTCTTTCTGTTGTGGTTCAAAACTCTGCAACGGATACCATACAGACAACCTTTACTCAAGCAACAGATATTTCTGGACTAACCTCTACATCGAATGTATATTTTATTCAAGAAGTTGAGGGCGGTCAATATGAAATTTATTTTGGTGACGGTATTTTGGGTTCTGCGATAGAAGATGGTAACATAATTATTATGCAATATGTTGTGACCAATAAGGGTGCAGCTAACGGTGCAAGCACATTTACCTCTTCTACTGCAATTGATACAGTCAATAGTGTCAATGTTGTCACTGTATCTAATTCTGCTGGTGGATCAGAACCAGAGAGTATTGAGTCCATCAAGTACAACGCACCTCTGGATTATGCATCACAGGGTCGATGTGTTACAACAGAAGATTACAAGACATATGTTAAACAGTTGTTTGCAAACACTCAAGCAGTTTCTGTCTGGGGTGGTGAGGATGGTTCCTTCAACGATGTTTCTGGTGTGTCAGACATTGCAGAGTATGGCAAAGTATTTATTAGTGTCAAGTCAACGACAGGACTAAATCTGAATGAAGTCCAGAAGGCTCAGTTGGTAACTGACTTGGCACCGTTTACTGTTGCATCTATTACTCCTGTGGTTGTTGACCCAGAAACACTTAATATAATTCTCAATGTCAATTTTAAATATGATACTAATGCAACATCTAGTACAAAGGAATCAATTGAGTCCTTAGTTAGTAAAACTGTGACCTCGTTTAATAATGACAACCTAAAAGTATTCAGTTCAGTGTTTCGTCACTCTCAGTTTACAGGTTTGGTTGATGATGCAGACCCGTCGATACTTAGTAATATAACTACGGTGTCTCTAGGCACTCTCTACACACCGAATACTGCTGGTTCATATTCGTTCACGGTTAACTTTGGAAATGCACTGTACAATCCACACTCTGGCCACAATTCTGCATCTGGTGGTGTTATTGCATCGACAGGGTTTTTTGTCTCTGGTAATACAAACGAGATGTTCTTTGATGACGACGGCGCGGGCAATCTTCGCATTTACTATTTGGTGAGTGGAGTGAGAACATATTTTTCATCTGCTGCTGGAACTGTTGATTATGCAACGGGTTTGATTTCAGTAAGTCCTGTTTTTATAACTACAATATCTAATGTAGACGGTAATATATCATCTGCGATTAGATTTACTGCTATTCCATCGTCCACTGATATTGTGGGTAAAAGAAATCAAATACTTGAAATAGATATTGTTAACACAACAATTGGTGGTAATCAAGATACCATTGCAGTTAATAGCGGAGGTGGTAGTTCTACATTTACTACAACCCCTAGTATCGCATCAACGTCGAGTTATTAATCATGCCTCCTTTTGACATGTCTTGGACCCCAACTCTAGAAAACAAACTCAGTAGTCAAATTGATGGGCAATTACCTGACTTCATTGCTGAGGACCATCCGAAGTTTTCTAGATTTCTAAAACACTATTATCAGTTTCTAGAAGCTGGTGAACTTAGAGTTGATGTTAATATCGACAACATTCTATTAGAGGTTGAGACATCTACCAATCTTCTTAGTGAGGATGGAACTCTTGTTG